GTTACAATAATGCAATACTACGATAGATATCAGAATTTTTTATTGAACGGACAACAAACTATTGTTCCAAATGTCAAATTGCCTTCAAAAACCACAGATAAGAGGTATGTTTATAGGGCAGGAATGAGTAGATTAGATAAGATTAGTTTTGAATTTTACAATACCCCATACTTTGGGTGGTTAATTCAAATAGCTAATCCACAATACGGCTCACTTGAAAAGGATATTCCTGATGGGTCGGTATTGATGATTCCTTTCCCATTGACACAGTCCTTACAAGATTATAAAAATGCTTTAGATACACACTTCTATTACTATGGCCGCTAATTCAAACTTCAGAAAATATTATGGTGGTGAGAAGATTGCGTTTGAACAGGAAGACAATATTGTTTTAGTCGACCCAAACAAAATTATTAACTCTGATGGTCAACTTCAAGAAAGATTGGTTGAACATGAGAATTTGATAATGTATGCCAATTTGGAGGCAAATATCATTCCAAGAACCAAACTTGCTTTAGGTGAAAACACAGACCAAATGTCGTCAAGATTAACGATTGCAAATTTTGGTCAAACTCAAGACGGTAAGATTAACTTCTTAAAACCTCAAGGGAAAGATTATTTTGATTCTTCTTATACTGACCAATTAACAGGTCAGAACGCACGTGGAGGTGAAGGTATCAATCAGACGCAGATTACGGATACGGGAAATAGAAATGTAAGGAATGTTCAGGATACTCAGATGTTGGGTATAACATCTATTAATATTAAAAACAATTCATCCTTTATTCCTCAGGTAGATATTGAGATGGTTGACGTTCAGGGTAGAACATTATTTGAATTGGGTGAGAACTCTCCTTATTCTGCGTTTTTCCAATTACCATATCCACTATTTTATTTAACAGTAAAAGGTTTTTACGGTAAGGCTGTTAAGTATGAGTTGATGATGAAGAGTTTCAATGCAAGATTTGACCCAACAGATGGTAACTATAAAATTAGTATTTCATTCATTGGTAGAACCGCGGCGTTGTTGTCTGATTTGTCATTAGGTGCATTATACGCTTTACCACATATGTATGAAACTAATGTGTTGGTTCAAGAAAATTCAGATGGTGTTGCTGAGACACCTGAACAAGCTCAAAGTATTAATCAATCATTAACCACAAAAATACAAAGTGGTATTGAAACTGAAGCGATTATTCCGAAAGTTAGAACAAGAGGTGATGATGTTTTAAATAAGGTATATCAGACATATATTAGTAAGGGTCTAATTGATGAGACACTTCCTAGACTTAGTCTAGCTCAATTAGAACTTAGGTTACAAAACCTTGAAGAATTTGTTAGACAACAATTCAATAAAGAGGATTTATCAGTTTTAAATGATATTGAACTTTATAAAAAAACAATATCGATATATCGAGAAGACATTACACTTTTAAGACCAAACAGATGGGCTGGTGAAAATTTAGATTCAGGAAAGCGATATGTTGATAAAGAAGGTAACATTTATTATTTAACAAAAAAATCATTGAATGGTGACCTACAAAAACAAGAGGATACACAAGAATCTCTCAGAGCAAAAATCAATGATTATAATAATAGATTAAATACTAACGCTACTTTTGGTCAAGATGGTGAATATACTATTTTAGGTAAAACAAAACAATCTGCAATACCTATCGACATTTCTTCCAATGATATTATAACGTCCTTATCTTATGATGATTTAGATTTGTTGAAAACATATATGGTTCAACTAAACGCCACACCTAATGATGCTGAATTGGCGGCATTTTCAGCTTCTACATTTGTAGACTTTAATCTGATTAAAAAATATTACAATAAAGATTTGACGGTAGATGAGGACTTAAGTAATGTGTTCTATACCTTCGGTGAAATTAGTGATAGTAGTAAGTTTAAAATTGGTAGTTTTTTCAATAAGTTAAACTTAATTGAAAAACAATTTACAGATACCTCTGAAATAATACAGAAAGAGTTATCGGCCGCCTTAGCTCAGAAAATTGAAAGTCCTGATGGTGGTTTAGGTTTTAGACCAACAATTAAAAATGTGATGGCGATGTTGATTGCCAATGTAGACGCTTTTTATAGGTTAATGGATGAGGTCCACAGAGAGGCGTGGAATTTAAAAGATGACCCAATTAGAAAGAGTGTGATAATTTCACCAGAAACTGCAAATGGTGTTGACTCAAAGGATTCTGTTTTAGGTTCTACTGGTGAAGAAAACTTTATTTATCCTTGGCCTCAATATTTTGAAAGAGAGGTTGACGGTAAGAATGTTAGGGACGTTGTTAAATATCTTGGTGACCCGAGTTGTGAGGGTAGGACAAGGGCGTATCTTTATGATAAGTGGCCTGAGGTTGAATTTGTTGAACAATTTATTCGAGGAGACCTCCAAAGACGTGAAGAACAAAAGACTTTGAATTATAGAAATAGTAGAGAAACTATTCCTTCTATTTCTGTAAATGCGGTAGAATATCCTTATAATATTGTTCCTTATACAAATTTATCTGAAGTTAATTTCTTATATGAATTGTGGGAAAGAACTTATTTAGCTTCAAACTATACAAAATTATTTAGAAGACCAAAGAGTAGTTTGAATATGTCTCAAGTTGTGGGTGAATTTGAAGCAACTACAATTATTGAGGCTATTAAAGGAGACCCGTTCTTAAGTAAAAAATTAAAAAATTACGGTTTAAACGCCTCTAATTTTGAGTCAGTATTAAGGAGTATATCGAATGAAGGTCAAGGGCCTAGTTGGGGTAAGTTTGTCTCAGATGTTTTTGTTACTCCATATATTCAAGAATACGAAAATAACTTCCAAAAGATTTATTCTTTAGAAACGTATTACGCGGATTCTCCTAAGGCAACGATTGCCGCAGAGATTCAAAAAAATCTTAGAGAGTATTTGAAAAGTACTACTAATAATCCGTTAACCTTTACTGATGTTTATCCACTGACCAATTTAAGTTGGTTAAGGGCGAATATTCAAAAAGGTGCGGGTATTGCGTCAGCAAATAAAGCTAATGAAACGACTAAGACATATTTCTTTGTTGATTATAAAAAGGCGTTGGCTTCGTTTGACCCGGCAACTGTGGAGAGTAAAGATTTTTCTTATACTCCAACAATGTTAACTAAGTGGTATAATTACGATTCTCCACCAATACAATTACCTTCCAAAGAAACTATTAAACAAAGATATTTGGACAAGGTCGATAAGAATGAATTTTTTGTTTCTGAAGGTGTTATTGATTATACTGGTAATTACTCAGGTTATGTTGATAATCCTGTTCAAACAACATCGTTATTAAACACACCATTCTTTATTAATGCTATTGATGACTCGGTAACAAAGAGAAAAAATGGTATTGAAAATCCATATGTTTCGTTAGGTTACATGTTTATCAACTCACTTCCACTACAAACGTTAAGGGAGAAGATGAATAGTGGTAAGAAAGATGAACCCTTTAGTGATTACAACTTCGCCGTTTATAATAAGTTTGCCGCCTTACATAAATTACCTTATGCGTGGGTGGTTAAGTATGGTTCGATATGGCATAGATATAAAAAATATGTTCAGACTCAGACAGATATATTAGATGGTGTTTGGGAGTCGATTGATGAGGATAATTTATTTGACCCTGTAACTTCACAGAAAACAACATCATATAAGATACCTGCAGGAACTGGATTCACCAATGTATCGTTAGACAATACAAATACAAATGCCTTTGGTAATGTAATTCAAAGAGTGAATGTAGGGTTCTATCCGAAGTTGGTTAATGACGTTAATTATTTATTTTCATATCAAGAAATAATTACAGGATATACTCAATCTGATTTTACAAATTATAGTCAGGGTAACACTGCATTGGGTGGTAATGGATTGAAAGTTTATACGAATAGTCTTTCGAATTTTAATTTTATACCTGGTACTATTGTAGGTGACCCATCAAAGAGTGTTAGTGTTGTTAACAACTATACTTTCTATGATTCACCATTATTGAATGAAACTGAGTCAGTAGATAAAGTAATTTGTTATCCGTCAGCTGGTGGTGGGGATTTCAATCAATATAGATTTGAAGTGACGGACGCTAATAATAATGTTAAAACACCATTAAGACAAAGTCTGTATGACGGTTCGGTAAAAACATTATGGGGTGTATCTCATTATGGATACTTTGATGCATCAGCGATAGGTAGACCTGATTATTACGAATATGTAAAAGCCATAGACACTAATAAAGAAGAACAACATAGTTTTGATTTATTATCCACATTTGAATATTCTTCAATAGAGGAAATATTTGCAGTCTTCAGTGAGGAAGTCTTAGATATGTTTGAAAGTGAATTCTTAACTTTCTGTAAGGACCCTAATAGAGACCGTGTGGAGAGTGAATATCCTTTCTTATTAGATGTTTTAAAAACACTATTTTTTGTTGACCGACCTACATTGGTTGGTAATGGTGAATTGGACGGTAAATCAATTGCCCTTTCACAAAAGGAAAGTTTTAAAAGGGGTGTTCAAAAGTTATTTGACTCTAAAGTAATATATAAACAAGGTAACCCTTCTTATTATGATAGAAGAGTATGGAACTCATTTAGTGATGACACCACATACCAACCAAATCAAAAAATAGATTTTGGTAGTTATATCCCTAATACCTTACCTACTTCAGGTGGAACTATCTCTTTAGCTGCGAGTCAGGCGAATAATCTTCAGGCGTGGGAAGCGTTACAACTATCTGTTGGTAGATATTTGGCCACGGGTTATGACTATTCAAGTAATGGGTCTGTAATAACAGATTTCTTTGTTGATATGGATATTGAGTTTAATGAGAGTAACGTGAGACAACTTAGTCATATCATTAAGATTTATGCCTCACAAAAATTTGAGAATCCATCGATGACGGCTTCTCAGTTTATGAATAATTTTAATGATTATCTATCACTACTGAATACATCACAACAGGACATTCAAAATGTTTTATTTAGACAGTTGAATCAGGATTTGCCGAGTATTATACAAGATGAAGATAAAATAGAATCTTCGATGAAGGGAGATGTGGTTAAACTTGAACTTTATGAATTCTTCAAAACACTAAATGATAAATGGATTGCCGGTGGAGACTTCCAAGAAAGAACAATATTTGAAGACTTCTTATTCTTAGATAGAGCGAATAGAAACATCGGTGATAAATTGATTGTTAATGTTGATGGATTAAGAAAATTCTTAAGCGCTAGAAATGGTAGAAACTCAGTTTATACTTTGATTGGTCACCTGATTAAGGATAATAATATGTTGTTCATGGCGTTACCAAGTTATACTAATTTTTATGGTGTAAGTGAACCTTCACCAGGTGCTACACCAAGAGAGGGTATCGAAGATTCTGCATCGAGTGTGTTTGGGACATTTGCTGAAGTCGACTATTTGGATAATAGACCGAAGTTTGTGTGTCTATATACTGATAGGGTTTCTGAACACTTAAATATGGAGAGTAATATAGACTACCGTTATGGTAATGACGGAGTAGACTTCTTCAAAGACCCTGCACTAAAGGAAGAACAAACGGACAAAGATGATTATGCTTTTTCGAATAAGGTTGTGGCATTTAATGTGGACTTTGGTGTGAGAAACCAAGGTATATTCCAATCAGTTAGTTTGGACCAATCACAATTCAAAGATACATCAGAATCTTTCTTGATTACAACAGATATGGCTAATCAGGCCAAAGGTTCAAAAACTTTCCAACAATCTACTTCATTATATAATATTTACAAAAACAGAAGTTATAACTGCCAAGTATTATCGATGGGTAATGTGATGATACAACCAACGATGTATTTTAATTTGAGATATGTCCCAATGTTTAGTGGTCCATATTGGATTTTAGATGTTAACCATTCAATCACACCAGGTAATTTCACAACAACCTTTAGTGGTGTAAGAATGTCAAAATATTCATTTCCTGATGTTAAAGATTTGGTAATGAGTGTGAATTTAGATATTCTAAAACAATTAAATGACACATATAGAAGGGAACAACAAGCGACTGAAAGTAGTCAAAATGAAAGTGAAGTTAATACTAATACGGGTCAAACAAGTAATGGTATTAGTGGTCAACAAACGGAAGTTAGTCAAACATTCTGCACACCGTTACAACAATATGAAAACTTACCTTATGTTTCTCTAAGGACAGAAACACTGGCGTATTCAGAAATTAAGTCATATGCGGATGCCCTGTCACTATCAAATCTTAATGTACGAAGGTTAATAGGTTTAATTCCGTGGGTTGAAAATACAATTAACAATGGACAGATAACCTTTAATAATGGTAATCTTGGTAATTTAATAACTGAAAAAATATTAAGAGGAATTACTAATAACGATATTGAAGGTCAAGTTTGTGTTAATGTAGATAATCAAAATAAACCTTTGGCATCTTTTGCAGATTGGAAAACTAGTATGGAAGTAATTAAAACAATATTGACAACATCATCAGTTTATAATGATATGACTCAGATAGGTAGTTCTGAGTATGAAAATGAATCAGAGAAACTGTACGCTAAAATTTATATCAAGTATTATTACTCACAAATTGGTAGTGATGCTGATTTTAACCGTATAATAACTAATCCATCAAACGATGATGAGAGACAAATACAATCAAGATATAATCAAGTTGTACCTTTATTTAAGAAAGGTATTAATTGGTATATAGGGTCAATATAAGAAAATTAACTATTTTGATATATTTATATAGAAAAGTAATATTATGAACGTAAAATCATTATTAGACCAGTATTTGTCGAAAGACACTAGAATTACTGAAAGAGATGCCGGAAATGGTTACAAAGAGGTTTGTGACTTAGACACAGGAGACTGTTATACCGTTAGTATGAGAGACGGACTTATTGAGCGAGTTGACAATACAAGACAAGTAAACAGAACCCTTAAAGTTGAAACACCTCACGGTGTGAAGACACTATTGAATGGTTAAAAGTAATACTATGGCAATCGATAATAAAATATTAGAAGAATTAAAAAGACACAACTCTATTAATTCTTATTTGGTAGAACAAGAAGAACCTGTAGACTTAGGTGATGAAACACCTGATGCGGGTGACGAATTAGATTTAGAGGTGGGTGCTGAAGAAATTCCTGAACCTGTTGATATTGAAACTGACCCTGATGTTGAGAAATTAGACGACGAGGGTAATGTTGAAGGTGAAGATATGAGTGGTGACACTGAAGAGTTAGAGATTACAGATTTAGTAAACAAGCAAAACGAAATCTCAGATAAACAAGACGAGTATATGGACTCAATGTTTGATAAGTTGAACGACTTAGAAAGCAAGTTGTCACAGATGGACCAAATCTTAACAAAGATTAATGACATCGAAGCTAAGGTTGAGAAATATCGTGAGAAGTCACCAGAGGAGAAATTACAATTGAGAAGTTTGGATAGTTATCCGTACAATCAGAAGTTGACAGACTTCTTCGCTGACAAAGAAGTTGAGATGCAACAAACAGGTAAGAACGAATACGTTTTGACCTCTGATGAAGTAGAAAACTATTCAGATGCAGATATCAAAAAGTCATTCGATACACCTATCAATGACGAAGAATAACACTTGACAATACACATAATTTTATATATTATAAGGCCACTCAAATGAGTGGTCTTTTTCTTTTTAGTCAGTTGACTTTTAAGGTTTGAAGACTATACTTATTATTGAGTTTTAAGAGAAACAATTAACAGAGTAAAAAGAAAAAATTATGGGAAATGCACTCGACGCTGTGTTAGCACAGTATGAAAAAAACACCCAACGTTCAAGTAACAGTGGGAGTAACACAATGTCTCAAGAAGACAGACTAAAAAGATACTTTACAACGTATCTTCCTAAAGGGACCAAATCTGGTCAAAAAGTAATCCGTATCCTTCCAACACCTGATGGTTCTTCACCATTTAAAGAGGTGTGGTACCACGAAGTACAGATTGATGGTAAATGGACTAAATTGTACGACCCGGGTAAGAATGACGGTGAGCGTTCACCACTTACTGAGGTATATGAAGAATTGATGTCTACAGGTAAAGAGGCTGACAAAGAATTGGCTCGTCAGTACCGTCCACGTAAATTCTACATCGTTAAGGTAATTGACCGTGAGAATGAAGACCACGGACCTAAGTTTTGGAGATTTAAGGATAACTACAAACAAGAAGGTATCTTGGATAAAATCATTCCAATTTGGAAACAAAAAGGTGACGTGACTGATGCTAACGAAGGTCGTGACTTGATTGTTGATTTATCTAAATCAAAGACACCTTCAGGTATTGAATACACAGTAGTGAAAACTATTATGTATGACGACCCAGCATCAATTCATGCAAACAAAGATTTGATGAAGGAATGGGTTGAAGACGAGTTGACTTGGAAGGATGTTTATTCACAAAAACCTGTTGAGTATTTGGAAGCTATCGCAAGAGGTGAGACACCTGTTTGGGATACAGAATTGAAAAAATACGTTTATGGTGACGACACAGAAGTGACTTTGGGAGGTTCAGTAGCCTCTGACTCAAACACTACAGTGAAAGACCCACAAGCGGGAATGCAAGTTGATACGGACTTACCGTTCTAAAAAACACTAATATGATGGTAGGGGCTTCTGTCCTTACCATCTTTATTTACTAAAAAAATATGGCAATAAAGAAAAAAGATTTCAAATCGTTGAAGCAGAAATATTCTACTTCGGCAAAGTATAAACCTCAAAGGTTTTTAGATTTGGGTGAAGCATTTTTGGATGCGGTAGGCTTACCTGGTCCTGCAATTGGTCACCTAAATATGTTCTTGGGTCATAGTGATACTGGTAAAACAACTGCATTGGTTAAAACTGCGGTAGACGCACAAAAGAAGGGTATCCTTCCTGTCTTTATCATCACTGAACAGAAATGGTCTTTTGACCACGCATTAACAATGGGTTTCGAATGTGAAGAAGTTGTTGATGAGGAAACAGGTGAGTTGGATTGGGACGGATTTTTCTTATTTAACAACAACTTTGATTATATTGAACAAATCACAGACTACATCAACGAATTGTTGGATGCGCAAGAGAAAGGTGAGTTGGAATACGACTTACTATTCTTATGGGATTCTGTTGGTTCTGTTCCTTGTAAAATGACCTTTGACGGTAAGGGTGGTAAACAACACAATGCCGCAACGTTAGCCGACAAAATCGGTATGGGTATTAACCAAAGAATTGCTGGTTCAAGAAAGGCAACATCAAACTATGAAAATACATTGGTGATTGTTAACCAACCATGGGTAGAATTACCCGACAATCCTTTTGGTCAACCTAAGATTAAAGCTAAAGGTGGTGAGGCTATTTGGTTGAACTCATCATTGGTATTCTTATTTGGTAATCAGAAAAATGCTGGTACCAATAAGATTGCTGCGGTCAAAGACAAAAGAAAAGTTAAGTTTGCGGTTAGAACAAAGGTATCGGTTATGAAGAACCACATCAATGGATTAGGATATGAGGACGGTAAGATTATCGTAACACCTCATGGTTTCTTGGCAGGAAAAGAATCTACCGAAGAAAAGAAATCTATTGAACAGTATAAGTCTGAACAATCAGAATATTGGAAAAGAGTAATCGGAACAGATGGTGATTACAAATTGGAAGAAGTAAAAGAAGTCTAACCTTTAATTAAGGGTATTTTGACAAAGACACTATTAGTTGACGGAAATAATTTATTTAAAATAGGATTTCACGGAGTGAGAGATTTGTACCATGAGGGTAACCACATTGGTGCAATCTTCCATTTCGTTAATACCCTCAAAAAGTTCTTGGTGGAACACAATTACGATAAGGTAATCGTATTTTGGGATGCTGAGGATAATTCACAGTCGAGAAGAGACTTACTCGAACAATACAAAAGAAATAGAAAGAGAACTCTTAACGAGGCGCAACAGATGTCATTTGAATGGCAGTTGTCACGAACTAAGAAGTACCTTGAAGAAATGTTTATCCGTCAGGTATGTATTGATGGTTGCGAATCGGACGACGCGATTGCGCACTATTGTAACATATCTGAGGATGAATACAAAACTATATTTTCATCAGATAAGGACCTTACACAACTTATCTCAGATAAAGTAGAGGTCTACTCACCTAACCACCGAAAAGTCTATAAGAACGGAGATATAATACCTCTGAAAGACATTTCAATACCACACTACAATGTAACGACATTTAAGATATTATCGGGGGATAAATCTGATAACATTGATGGTATTCACTTATTAGGTGAGAAAACTTTTGCTAAGTTATTTCCTGAGATATTGGACAAAGCAGTTTCTGTTGACGATATTATACAACATGCCGAAGAATTACAATCTGAAGGTGACAAACGCAAGATTTTAACGAGTATCATTGAAGGGAATACTAAAAGGGGGGTTTTAGGAAAAGAATTCTTTGATATTAACAAAAAGGTTGTAGATTTGTCAGACCCAATGATAAGTGATGAAGGTAAGGAGGAAGTTGAACTCTACTATACAGAAGAGTTGGACCCTGAAGGAAGAGGATATCAGAATCTCATGAGAATGATGATGAAGGATGGAATCTTCAAATACTTACCCAAACAAGATGATGGTTGGGTGGATTTTTTAACACCGTTTATGAAACTTACACGTAAAGAAAAAAAACGTTACAAAAACAAAAATTAAGTTATGAAAGAAAAAAATGACGTAACAAAAATGGAATTCCTTTTGATGTTGAACGACAACATCGTAGTACAGCGTTACTTCAACGTTAGAGGGTATAATCCGAAAGCAAGAAGGAGTATTGATGTCATTGAATTTATTAATGATTTCACTAACACATTAATGAGAGATTTGAAAGCGAGAACTAACATGTATATGTTGGACCACTACAATCAAATTGAATTGGACCCAAGTATTTTGGATACATCAAATACTGATGGTCCTGAGATTTTTAACATCAAAATTCGTATTGGTGATGAGACAATTTGTCATAAAATTATCGATGCAAAATTGTATCCACCAAAAATAAGATATACCGTAGACATACGCCCGCAGTTAAAAAGTTTACTTCGAGGTCTGACAGAGATTTTCTCGAGTGAAGATTTATCGTATGAATACATGGAATATCAGTTAGGTTAACCATATTTATTATTTACCCGAAAGAAAAAAACATTGATATGTCAAAAGATAAAAACTTCGGTTACCTCGGTAACTCATTCCAAATACAACTTCTAAACAACATCGTAATTGACAAAGACTTTGCCAATTCAATTGTTGATGTGTTGGACCCGAAGTATTTTGATAATCAATATTTCAAAATCATTATGCAGATGATTAAGGAGTACTACGTTAAGTACGAACATACTCCAACATTTGCAACATTGGAACAACTAACGAAGAGTGAAATTTCCTCTCCTATGGCTCAGAAAATGGTTTTTGACATGTTAAAAGATGTCAAAGAAGCACCAATTGAAGGGTCAGACTTTGTTCAAGAGAAGTCACTTAAGTTCTGTAAACAACAAGAATTACAGAAGGTGATGAGTAAAGCTCAGAAAATCATTGATAAAGGTGATTTTGAGTCTTACGACCACTTGGAGGAGATGGTAAGAGAAGCTTTACAAGTTGGTGAAGTGGACACAGGTACCTCAGATGTATTCTCTAATTTGGATGTGGTATTGGACGACGACTACCGTCATCCAATTCCGATGGGGATACCAGGTATTGATAACCTTATGAAGGGTGGATTGGCTAAAGGTGAGATTGGAGTTATTTTGGCACCGACAGGTGTTGGTAAGACGACCCTCTTAACTAAGATTTCAAACCACGCATTCAATTTGGGTTATAATGTACTGCAGATTTTCTTTGAGGACAACCCAAAGATTATCCAACGTAAACACTTCACACTTTGGACAGGTATTTCTCCTGACAATTTATCTAATTACAGAGATGATGTGATGGCTAAGGTTAGAGAAATCAAAGAGAACACAACGAACTCTTTGACACTTAAAAAACTTCCATCAGATACTCTGACTATGAATCAAATTAAGAATCAGGTTAGAAAGATGATTGCAGAAGGAAACAAAATTGATATGATTGTTGTTGATTACATTGATTGTATCACACCTGACAAAAACTTGGGTGATGAATGGAAGAGTGAAGGTTCTGTGATGAGAGCGTTCGAGGCGATGTGTCATGAGTTGGACATCGTTGGATGGACTGCAACACAGGGTAACCGTTCTTCAATTTCATCGGAAGTTGTGACAACAGACCAAATGGGTGGTTCTATTAAGAAGGCTCAGGTTGGTCACGTGATTATCTCTGTTGCTAAATCTCTACAACAAAAGGAGATGAACTTGGCGACCATTGCAATCACAAAGTCACGTATCGGAAAGGACGGGATTGTGTTTGAGAATTGTAAATATGACAATGAGATGTTGGTTATTGATACTGAACAGAGTATGACTTTCTTAGGTTTGGAAGAACAAAAGGAAGAGAAACAGAGGGATAGAATTAAGGAACTCATGGAGAAGCGTAAGCAACGTGAGGGACAACAAAACTAAACAATAATAAATTATGGTAAATTTTAATACTATGAACAGTAAAGAAACTAGTTATGTAATTAAGAGAAGTGGTGAACAAGTAATGTTCGAGGCTGAGAAAATCAAGTATGCGGTCATGAAAGCTATGCAGGCGGTCGGTGATGTTGATGATGAAATGGCTGAGAAAATTGCTAGAATCACTCGTAAAGGAATTTTCAGAGATGAAAAGGATAAAGTTCCTCATGTTGACGAAATTCATGAGATGGTTGAAAACAAATTGATGGATAACGGTTTAAATGACGTTGCAAGAGAATACATCGTATATCGTGCGAAAAATAGACCAGACATCTTCACGAAGAGAACTAATCTTAAACCTTACGAATACCCAAATCTAAATGAGTATGTAGATGCTATCAGACATTCATACTGGGTACATACTGAGTTTAACTTTACATCAGACATCCAAGATTTTAAAGTTCACTTGGATAAAAAAGAAAAAACTGCAGTAAAAAGAGCGATGTTGGCAATCTCACAGATTGAAGTTGCGGTTAAATCATTCTGGGGAGACATCTACAAAAGGATGCCTAAACCAGAAATTGGTAATGTAGGTGCAACATTCGCAGAATCAGAAGTAAGACATGCAGATGCATATTCTCATTTGGTTCAGTTGTTAGGTCTTAACGCTGAGTTTGAAAACTTAATGGATGTACCAGCAATTAGAAGAAGAATCAAATACTTAGAGAAATCTATTTCAAACTCAAAGTCAGTGGAAAACAAAGACTACTTTGAGTCTGTAGTATTATTCTCTATGTTCGTAGAAAACGTATCGTTGTTCTCACAATTCTTAGTTATGTTATCATTCAACAAACACAAAAACATGTTGAAAGGTATTAGCAACGCGGTTGAAGCAACATCAAAAGAGGAAAATATCCACGCTGAGTTCGGTTTTGATTTGGTAAACCTTATTAAAAAAGAAAACCCATCGTGGTGGACGGAAAGTTTAAAAGAAGACCTTATTAATGCTACTATGGAGGCATTCGAGGCGGAAACAGAAATTATAGATTGGATTTTTGAAGAAGGTGACTTAGATTTCTTAACTAAAAGTCAAACAATGGAATTTATTAAACACAGATTTAACATATCTTTGAACTCTATTGGTATTGATAGTATTTTTGAAATTAACGAACCACTATTAGAAACAACAGAATGGTTTGATGATGAAATTTTAACAACCAAACACACGGATTTTTTTAACAAAAGAAGTATTAACTACAGTAAGAAATCTAAATCAATCACGTCAAACGATTTATTTTAATTAAAAACAAAAGAAAAAAAATGAGCGATAGAAAACCATTTGAATGGATTAATGAAGAATCAATCACCTTCTTACAAAGAGGATATCTTAGTGAGGGTGAAGAACCGTTACAGAGAATCAGAACAATTGCAGATTATGCTGAGAATCTGTTAGGTATTGAAGGGTTTGCAGATAAATTTTATGACTATATGGGTAAAGGGTGGTATTCACTATCTTCACCTGTATGGGCTAACTTTGGTAAGAAGAGAGGTCTACCGGTAAGTTGTTTCGGTTCTAATATTGGTGACAATATTGAGTCGATTCTTTACACACAAGCTGAAGTTGGTGAGATGAGTAAGATGGGTGGAGGTACCTCTGGTTACTTTGGTAACATTAGAGAAAGAGGTGCTGAGATTACTGACAATGGTCTCGCACCTGGTTCGGTTCACTTTATGAACTTATTCGAGAGTGTTGTAGATAACATATCTCAAGGGTCAACACGTCGTGGTCGTTTCTCACCATATTTACCAGTGGAGCACCCTGATATCATGGAGTTCTTAGAAATTGGTACGGAAGGTTTTCCAATTCAAGATTTAACTCACGCGGTTACTGTAACTGATGAGTTTATGAACGAGATGATTGCTGGTGATGAAAAAAAGAGAGCAATTTGGGCTAAAGTAATCCAAAGAAGAGGTGAAATTGGTTACCCATACATCATGTTCCACGACACGATGAATAACAAGACAGTTGACGTATACAAAGATAAAGGTGCGAAGATTTACAACTCTAACCTTTGTTCAGAGATTGCACTTCACAACTCTGAAGAAGAGTCATTCGTTTGTGTATTGTCATCAATGAATGTTCTGCACTACGATGAGTGGAAAGACACTGACGCAGTTGAAACGATGACTATGTTCTTAGACGCGGTTGTTACTGAATTCTTAACTAAGATTGAGGATATTAGAGATAACGGAACTATCGAAGGTAGGAGAGGTTTCTTCTATTTGGAGAAAGCTTATAACTTCGCTAAGAGACAAAGAGCGTTAGGTTTAGGTGTATTGGGATGGCACTCACTATTACAGTCAAAGGGTCTACCATTTGATACTAGAGAAACTGCGAGATTGAATGTTGAGGTATTCAAACTTATCAAAGATAAGTCATATGCCGCTTCAGAGAAGTTGGCTGAAATGTTTGGAGAACCAGAATACTTAAAAGGTTATGGTAGAAGAAATGTTACGTTGAATGCAATTGCACCTACAACATCTTCAGCATTTATCTTAGGGCAGGTATCACAATCAATTGAACCGATTTGGTCTAACTGTTATGTGAAGGATGTTGCTAAGATGAAAGTAACCATTAAAAATCCGGTATTGAAAAAAGTATTGGTTGAGTTAGGTAAGGATACTAAAGAGGTGTGGAACAGTATCAAACAAAATGATGGTTCAGTTCAACACTTAGACTTCTTAAGTGACGAACAAAAGGATATCTTCAGAACATTTGCTGAGATTAATCAATCATCAATTATTAATCAAGCTGCGGTTCGTCAAGACTATATTGACCAATCACAATCACTAAACCTAATGATTTCACCTGACATGCCGACAAGGGATGTTAACAAACTTCTTATTGAAGCTTGGCAGTTGGGTGTGAAGACATTATATTACCAACACTCAATGAATTCGGCTCAAGCTTTCGCAAGAAAGAAATTGAATTTGAATGACTTACAGTGTGTTGCTTGTGAAGGTTAATTGTTATTTTTAACAAACAACAAATATAAAAGAGGACTTCGGTCCTCTTTTTTTTATAATTTATATTGTTAAAGTATTTATAGGTAATGGCTAACGGTAAAACATACGGTATTAATTTTCCTTTTCAGGATAGTAAAGAAGGTAAGTATCTTTCTCTTTCACAAACAACGGATGAAGAGATTAGAACTGACTTACTTCATTTAATTCTAACTCGAAAGGGTAGTAGGTATTATTTACCTGACTTTGGAACAAGAATTTATGAGTTTATTTTTGAACCGATGGATGGTACAAGTTTCGAAGCAATTAAAGAAGATGTAAAAAATTCAATAGAAAAGTATATTCCTAACCTAACTGTTAATAATATTACATTGACACCATACCTTGAAGATTTAGAGGCCGAGGGAGAATTAAATCAGGAGAAATTAGGTATCGGTGGAATATATAGAATACCTGGTAGAGGTACTGAAGAGTATACTGCAAAACTAAGAATAGATTATTCAATAAATGACGGAACTTTTGATTCCAAAGATTTCGTAATCATAAATATTTAATAGTATATGGCGAATAGAAAAATATCATATACCGAAAGAGATTTCGAAGGGTTAAGACAGGACCTCGTAAATTATACAAGACAGTATTATCCTGAACTTATTGACAACTTCAACGATGCCGCAGTTTATTCGGTATTGATGGATTTGAACGCAGCCATTGGTGATAACTTAAATTACCATATCGATAGAAGTATTCAAGAAACAGTATTACAGTATGCACAACAACGTTCATCTATCTTTAATATTGCCAGAACTTATGGTTTAAAGATTCCAGGTAACAGACCTTCTGTTGCTTTGGTTGATTTTTCAATAACTGTTCCACCCGCTGGTGACCAAGAAGATACAAGATACTTAGGTATCCTAAGAGCGGGGTCTCAAGTTATCGGTGCGGGTCAAGTATTTGAGAATGTTTACGACATTGATTTTGCTTCTCAATACAATAACGAAGGATACCCTAACAGAACTAAAATTCCTAACTTCGATTCTAATAATACACTTATTAATTACACTATTACTAAGAGAGAGGTTGTCGTTAATGGTATTACTAAAGTTTATAAGAAAACAATAAACAACAATGATGTAAGACCTTTCTTTGAATTCTTCTTACCTGAGAAAAATGTTTTAAATGTTGTTGATATCATTCAAAAAGATGGGACATCATTCCAATCTACACCATCATATACAGAGTTTGTAAATGCACAGGTCAGATGGTATGAGATGGATGCGTTAGCGGAAAGTACGGTTTTTGTTGAGGACTCAACAAAAGTATCCGATAATCCAGGTCTCAAGGTGGGTAAGTATATTGATACGGATTTTAGGTTTATTACGGAATATACGCCTAATGGTTTCATGAAAGTTCAGTTTGGTGGAGGAACAACAACACCTGACGACCAGTTAGCCGAATTCGCAAGAAATGGGGTTTCATTGAGAATACAAGACTATCAAAACAATATTGGTTTAGGTAGGACAGTATCACCAAACACCACATTATTTGTAAAATATAGAATTGGTGGTGGAGATGCATCAAATGTAGGTGTAAATGTAATCAATCAATTGGGGACTATTAACTTTGCGGTTACGGGACCAAGTAACTCTATTAACCAACAAGTTGTTAATTCTTTATTTGTAAACAATGTTACTGCTGCTATCGGAGGTGCTAATCAGCCGTCTATTGAAGAGATGAGGAATATGGTGACCTTTAACTTTGCATCACAGAACAGGGCTGTTACAGTAAACGACTATAATGCGTTGATTAAGAAAATGCCAGGAAAATACGGTGCACCTGCTAAAACCGCGATTACGGAAAAGGACAATAAGATTAATATTGAAGTTCTTTCATTTGATGCTAATGGTAGTTTAACTCAGACTGTTTCGAACACCTTGAAACAAAACATAGCCAACTATCTATCTAAGTATAGGATGATAAATGATTATATATCTGTAAATGTGGCTCAAGTAATTGATTTAGAATTTGATATTTCAGTAGCTATTGATTCGGCACAAAATCAGGGTCAGGTGATTACAAAAATTATTGATGAGGTAAATCAGGTCATGGCTCCGATGGATAGAGACTTAGGTCAAAATGTATTCTTGTCCGATATTAGAAGAAGAATCCAAGATGTTGCGGGCGTTATTTCCGTTTCTGACTTATCAGTCTTCAATAAGACAGGTGGTCAATATTCATCATCTGAGACATCTCAAAGATATTCAGATGCGGAGACTAAAAAGATATTACCAGTTGATGATACAATCTTTGCTGAACCAACTCAAATCTATCAAGTAAGGTTTCCCGAAAAAGATATTAAGGTGAGAGTTAAGAACTTAAAGACGGTCGACTTTAAGTAATAATAATTTACAAGAAAGACTTATGGGTTTATTATTGTAAAATGGATAAATAAGTATTTATCTAAAAACTACAATATGGCTAAGTCTTATAGGATTAGAACAAAATTAGGGACCGACCAAAACATCCGTGTTAATATTGAACAAGATTTTGATTTTCTCGAAATTTTATCTCTCAAATTAAGACAAGAGGATGTTTACTCACAATTCTGTGCCGATTATGGTGTGGTTGTGGGTCGTGTTGTTGGTAATAGTGGTTTCGGTATTGCTAATGCGAAGATATCTATATTCGTTCCTGTTGAGGAGATGGACTTAGAAGACCCTGTAATATCAGCCTTATACCCATACACGTCACCTGTCGATAAAAATGAAGATGGGTATCGTTACAATCTTTTACCTTATGAGAAACAGTATGGTGGACACACACCGACAGGAACATTCCCATCGAGAGGTGATGTTTTAACAAGGAATGAGGTATTAGAAATCTATGAAAAATACTACAAGTATGTTGTAAAGACCAATGACAGTGGTGACTTTATGATTACTGGTGTTCCATTAGGTAGTCAAAAGATTATGATGGATTTAGACTTATCAGATATGGGTTGTTTCTCTTTGAGACCTCAGGATTTGATAAGAATGAATATGGGTGTTGCCGAGCAGTTTGACGGAACCAACTTCAAAGCTTCTGAAAATCTTAATGCTTTACCTCAGATTATTAATAGTGTTAAAGATATTGATGTAACACCATTTTGGGGTCAAGAAGACCTATGTAATATTGGTATCACAAGAACGGACTTTGATTTAAGGGACTTGGGTATTGAAATACAACCAACGTCGGTCTTTATGGGTTCAATTTTTTCTGATAATGACAACAGACCAATCAAGAAAAATTGTAAACCGAGAACAGAACAAGGTGACTTATGTAATTTATCTACTGGTCCTGGTGAAATTTTAGCCGTTAGACAGACCATTGATATCGATGAAAATGGTGACCCAATATTGGAACAATACCAACTGTTAAATGGTGGTAAAGTAATTGATGGAGACGGGACCTTTGTTGTGGATGTTCCGATGAACTTAGATTACGTTGTTACCAATGAGTATGGTGAGACAGTAATCTCTAATGACCCATCTATAGGTGTTCCGACTAAGGGTAAATACAGGTTTAAGGTAAAATATCAATCAGAGGAGAATGGTCCTGCAATCAATGGGGATGCGTTATTCCCAATTAGAGGGGAGATTCAAAGAGCCAATTTTATTGTTCCACAAATCAGGGAACATGGATGGACAGGGACTACTGCAAATTCAGGAGTAGACCCTTCAACTAAGAGTTCATCAATTATTACTAACGTTGATTTCTTTGATACTACTCAGGTTGTTGAGTCTAAGACTATTACGATTGGAGCTAATCAATCTATATATGTTAAACCAAACGGTGATACGGAAAAGATTGAAGTGTATGTTAATAATATTTTACAAACACAAAAATGGATTGATTTCCCATCGGGTGGTAATGTAACGATAACTGTTACCAAAAAGACAACTACAAATGGTAATGTGGTCGTTGGTAATAATGCAACTATTGAAGTTGAGAAGTTTGACTATGACTACATCCAATTTCAAAAGTCATATGCGTTTTCTTTAGATTGGAATGACTATGCTGATAAGAACGCGGCAATAGCATGTGAGGATTCATTCTATATGATGAATTACAATAAGGTATATACTACATCACAATTGATTGATGAGTATAGAAAAGGTTATGGTCGTGCGAGGTTCTTAGGTATTAAAGAGGTGTTAGATAGAGGGTGTGAGGGTGATACTAATAAATTCCCTGTTAATGATGGTGTTAGGAACTTCAACTTGTTGTTCTTAATTATCAATTTATTACTGACAATTTTCACACCAGTACTTTTATCGTTGACGGTTATCGGTCACGTCATCTGTTTTTTATGGCCAATATTGAGATTATTGTTAGGTGTTATACTGTCCGTATTATTTGGGGTTATTATTATCATATGTAATATTTTTAAAGGGTTGGCGTGGTTAATAGGTCAGGGTAGTAAAATAAATTGTCCAACATATACGCCAATTACGTTACAAAAGAAATGTCCGTTATCCGCTATTCCTTTACCAAACTTATCATATCCTGAGTGTCAGGCTTGTGCATGTGAAGGACGTGACGCAGGTGAAAATGATTCAATAAATGAAGATGAAATTATAAATTCTAACATATCAAGTTTGGTGGACGTAAACTCTACTACATTCTTTAATAGAATAAATGCGGTAGATAGAAATGATGAGGTTAGAGAAGGTTGGAGTAGTAAATATACAAGTGGGTTTCAATCTGTCATGGCTGGATTAGAAACTGATGAAGAAGAGGAATTTTCAAGAGCACCGTTTACTGATAAAGATTATAACGCATCAACCAGTAAAAAGTTTAGGTCGAGAGACTTACCATTGGCTGAAAAATTTAACTTATTTAATGCTAAAGCGAAATATCATGACCACGGTGGGTGGAACTCTATAAAGGTTAAAGTTAATAAGAATTTACCGATTAACTCATCAAAATCACACACAGATAATGTTTTGATGATGATGGTAGACCCTAGTGAAATAGGTAATTATCCTGCGGGGCAGTTAATATCGTTTCAGAATCCTGATAACTCTACTGACCCTAACGTAAATACTAATATAACAGGTAACACTACATTTAATTCAAATGGTATTGCGAATATTACGGTTCCATACATGTCGACAAATCAAGCGTCGACTTCCACTAATTATGAAATTACTGGTGGTTCTCAGAATATTACATATAAATTTGTATCTGATGTTGAATACTTCCAAGTAGTTACGGCAACCACTGTAGGGGATTATCATAATATTTCTCAGAATTTACCTAATGGTGATATGGTTTCGGGGTATGGTTCGTCCTACAGTAATAGTTTTGCACAAAGATATTTGTTTGGTTGGCAGAAAGTCGAAAAAACAGGTGGAGATAACCCTGATGAATATCCTGATGATTCTACTGGTACTTTTGATAATGGTAAATTTGAAATAAATGCCCCTAATATCCAACTGAATAATGGTTGGAAAGATTTGGTTATTGTATTCTTAGTAAGGGGTGTGGATGTTAATACCCCAAAACAAGATATTGAATATGAGTTAACTAAACTATATGGTGGGACATCATTCAACGGTTCGGTTAAGGTTAGAGGTAGGTATTATTTGAATTTACCGATTCAACCGTATTCGTCTTCTAATAATAAAGCCGTTATTAGACATGATGAGTTAACAACAAATAACTCTACAGATAATAGTGGGTATAGAAGATTATACTTTAAGTCATTTACATATACTCCATCACAGAGTGATTACCAAAGTTATACAACTAAATTACATCGTCATTATAATGCTTACTCTGTTAAAGATAAGGAACAGATTGGTATGTATGTTGGGTCCACTAAGAGTTTAGGTAATTCAATCTCAACAACAGATAATGCAGTTAGAGTTTCTGATAGTGGTAGTTGGGACCGTATGATTAGTGGAAATAATTACGAGTGGGGTTATTATGATGAGGAAATTGTTGAAGGGGTAGGTGCAATATTCTGTAAAGATGGGACACCTAATGTGCCAACTGATTATGTATTCATGTCACCAACGTATTATAGATTATATCCTAATCATACTATTGCTATGTCTGATAATGAGTATATCTTAATGAGGTCAGATAGATTACCGACATCGGATAAACATAATTTTAGATTTGCCTTACATCAAAATTCTAAATTTATGGTTTACAAAGTATCTGAAGATGGTGAGGTTACAGGTATTAGTACTGGTGTTGAAAGTCTTGGTGGTGAAGGTGATGATTTCAATGAAGACGCAGGTGCAATTGCTACACAGATTAATCAAACCTTCTCATGTGAGGGAATGGTTCCGTTGGAGTGTTATTCGGGTTCAGGATACTCAATTGGTGTCCAACCATCCGATGATAGATGTTACTACGTTGATAATGCTAAGACCGTTAAGAAAATGTATGGTGGTTGTTATTATCTAATTACTAAGAACTTCGCTATTGGTGAAGACTTCCAATCTATTGCTGAATGGAAGGCAAGATTTAGAATGATGTTTGCTCTTTGTAATAATGTGGTTTCTTTGAGTTTTGTTAACAACTGGGTTAATGGTTCATTATATATGTTTGCATTCCAAAAAGACGACATATATAGTAATGATATTAACAGTAGTAAGTTCTTAACGAACCCTGAGTATCAATACTGTGAAGATACGATTGTGTATCAGACTCAAAACAATTCATTCTTCTACAGAGCGACACCATATAATAATGGGTTTATTGGTAGAGATAACGAACCTCAGGATAATATTTTAGGACAAAGTAACGCTGCGAATAAAAAGTTCTTAGGTAATCCTACTACTATTATGGATTTAGGACCAAGAGATGAGTTTATCAAAGAGTTGTGTTATAACCCTGAATTCCAAGGATATATTGTGGATACGGTTAAAACTTCATCATACAACGACACGTCCGATATTATGCAATTATTTGCGATATCAAGATTGACGAGTTCAGGTTTTTGGAATCAAATATTCGGATTAGGTGACGCATCAATTGCTCGTTTATTCTCAAGAGATAATAGTAGATTAGATGGTGATATAGCACAACTTATTAGTATTAATTCTGAGTATGGTGTTATTCCGTATTTAGGTTCTAACTATACTGATGATGATGTATTATATTATGAGGTAAACGGAGACCCGACATTGGGTGTATTCTTCCAAGCGAATACTGTTAACCGAGATATGATTACACCGGGTAGATTTACCTTCCAAGATATTAATGGTAGTTTCCTATACGATTATTATGGACACAATGACCAAGAGGTT